AAAAAAAAAAACCAAAACAAAATAAGCCGAAGGTAATTTCCTTCACGGACTTGGTTCAAGCTTTGAATAACAAGTCAAACTTTTCTGATAATTCTGGCAAAGGGATTGTCAAAGGTAAAGATGTTTCTCGCATGAATGATTTTCTTAAACAGAAATAGTGAAGAAGATAACAATACCTTACAAGCCAAGACAACTTCAAAAGGAAATACACGAGTCATTAAAAAGATTTAACGTATTAGTTTGTCATCGTAGATTTGGTAAAACGGTACTTTGTATCAATGAAATGATAAAAAAGTGCTTACAAAACGAGTTACCTAATCCACGATATTATTATATTTCTCCAACCTACTCTATCTCCAAGAGAAACTGTTGGGATTATTTAAAATATTACACAGATGTCCTCCCAGATGTGCAATACCATGAAACAGAGCTGCGATGTGATTTACCGAATGGTGGTCGTATTCAGCTCTTGGGTTGCGAAAGACCTGATACCCTCCGTGGCTTGTACATGGATGGCTGCGTCTTAGATGAGTCTAGTATGATGCCTAGCAATCTTTGGACAGAAATTGTTAGACCTGCATTAGTTGACCGTGAAGGTTGGATGATTAGTATTGGCACTCCGTCAGGAAGAAATAGCTTTTGGGAGTTGTTTGATTACGGACAACACCATGAACAATGGTACGCAAAATCTTTTAAGGCAAGTGAAACAGGTATTGTACCTGAAGAAGAATTAAACGAAGCCAAAAAGCTAATGCCACCTGAAATCTATGAAGCAGAGTTTGAATGCTCGTTTGATAGTGCAGGGATCGGCTCTATTTACGGCAAGAGCTTAAATCTGGCTGACGAACAAAACAGAGTTACCAAAGTTCCTTATGACTCCAAGCATAAAGTAAATACTTTTTGGGATTTAGGAATGGCAGATAAAACCTCCATTTGGTTTTGTCAGCAAGTAGGATCTGCAATACATTTGATTGACTACGAAGAAGATAGCGGTGAAAGTTTAGAATATTACGCAGGGATGCTCCAGGATAAAGGTTATGTGTATGACACACATTACTTTCCTCACGATGCAAGTGTAAGAGAAATAGGAACTGGAAACTCCAGGATTGAAACAGCACAGAGTTTAGGTTTAGTAACGTCTATCGTTCCGAAGCTGTCAGTAGAAGATGGCATCAATGCAGTTAGAATGATTTTATCAAGGTGTTGGTTTGATCACGAAAAAACAAAAGTAGGACTAGATGCACTTCGTCAATATCGGTGGAGTACAACTGGCAGAGGAGAAGTTAAGAATAGACCAGTACATGATTGGACTTCGCATAGTGCGGATGCTTTCAGATACCTGGCGGTTGGATTAAATACATCATCAAATTGGAATACAGAAATTAAATATCCAAGTTTAGGAATTATGTAATGGCAAAAAAAACAGAGTCAGAATTATTACAAGTAATATCACAAGAGGTGCAAAACTCTTTAGGATATTACACTTCCGATTTATCGGAACAACGACAGCAATCGCTAAAATATTATCTCGGAGAGCCATACGGCAACGAGGTTGAAGGCAGAAGTGCTGTTGTTACACAAGAATTATTGGAAACAGTAGAGTCCGTCTTACCAAGTTTAATGCGAATGTTTACACAAAGTGATCGCATGGTAAGATTTGAGCCGACACAACCAGAAGATACGAAGTTTGCAGAGAGTATTTCAAACTATTGTAACCACATTTTTAATAAAGATAATGATGGTTTCAGTATTTTATATGATTTATTTAAAACAGCTTTACTTCAAAAGAATGGTTTTTGTAAAATCTATTGGAATCCAAGCAAAGAACAGAGAAAAGAGCAATATCAAGACCTCACCGAAAATGAATACAATTCACTACTCCTTGATACAGAGGTTGAGATAGTCAATGTTGAAGAAAAAGCATCTGACGATGCTCTTTTCCCTGTCAAATATGATGTTGAATTAAAAAGAGTATCAGATTTTGGCAGAGTAAAGATAGAAAGTGTACCACCAGAAGATATTTTGGTGTCAAAAAGAGCAACTTCCATGAAAGATTGTAATTTTATAGCTCATAGAGTCTATAAAACGAGGTCTGAATTGATAAACATGGGTTATGATGCAGAAATTGTTAATGATTTACCTGTATCTGACGAAGAAGTGTTTAATACGGAAGCTGTTACACGAAGAAGTTACGATGATGCGTCAACAGACTTGAATGTTAGTACATTAGATCCTTCACAAGCCGTAGTTAATGTTACGGAATGTTATTTAAAAGTTGATATGGATGGCGATGGCATTGCAGAACTAAGAAAAGTTACTGTTGGTGGCAACGGATATAACAATTACAAGTTACTAGAGAACGAAGAAATACCTTTTATGCCAATAACAATGGTACGAGCTATTCCAATGCCGTATCGTTTCTTTGGATTAAGTTTTTACGATCTTATTGCTGATATCCAGGCAGTATCATCAACAATTTTAAGAAATACACTCGATAATATGTATTTCCAAAACCATGCAAGAACTCTTGTCGTGGATGGTCAAGCAAACTTAGATGATTTATTAACCAGTAGAGCTGGTGGAGTTGTCAGAGTGAAAAGTCCTAATGCTGTAACACCAATGCAAACACCAAACTTCTTAAATGAAGGTTTGGCTATGATGAAAAAGATTGATGAAATCAAAGAATCAAGAACTGGTGTAGCAAAACAGCAAATGGGATTAAACCCAGATGTAATTAATAAATCACATACTACAGCTACATCAACAAATCAAATGATGGCAGCACAAACACAACGCATTGAACTTATTGCAAGAAATTTTGCTGAAGGTGTGAAAGATATTTTTAGAGTTATCTTTGCTGTTGTTTGTGAATACCAGGATGCAGAAAGAATTGTAAAAATAAACAATGAATTTATACCAATGAATCCTCGTGATTGGTTTAATCGTTATGATGTAACCGTACAAGTAGGACTTGGAACTGGCAACCAGGATCAACGATTAGCTGTTTTACAAAGAGTTCTAGCCGTGCAAGAAAAAATGATCATGCAAGGCGGAATGAATATGGTGAGTCCGCAAAATATATACAATACTCTTGAACAATATTTACAAAACTCAGGTTATAAAGATGCATCACCATTTTTCAATAATCCTGCTACTGTGCCACCACGACCAAGACAACCAAAGCTTGATCCATTAACGGTGGCATCACAGGATTTACAAATGAGATCACAAAAGAATGCAGCCGATATAGAACTTGCAAATAAAAAATTACAAGTTGATTCTACTCTCAAAGCAAAGAAGCTTGATTTAGAAGAACAAAAACTAGCTGCACAATTAATAAAAGATACAGACAACCTGGACATGGAAAAAGAAAAACTAGCAAATAAAATTATACAACAAGGATTAAACTAATGGATGATTTTATAAATACAGGTAAAGCAAAAGGTATTATCGATCAGTATTTAACAAAAGGTGTATATACTGCTCCACCTGACATTAATCCTGTATTTGATTTACGAGAGCCAGGTCAAGAATTTCCACCAGTTAATCCACCAATCAATGTCACACCAGATATTGATGATCCTTGTCCTCCTGGTTATCAATTAATTGACGGTGTATGTCAGCCAATAAGTGATTTTGGTGGCAGTTCAGTTGTTGAGGAAGTTTCTGGCGGTAATGACGATGATGATATGGAAGAAAGACCATATATGTCTATCGACATGATGAAAGCTGCTAGTGATGAAGATTTAATTAATTATTTAACAAGTGGTTTTTTAACTAATAGTGGAATGTTAGGTTATCTTCCAAGTAAAGGAGATATAGTAACATTAAAAGATTCTATTATGCCACCTGCATTCAAACTTGGCTTTGGTAAACAAGATGAAATGCGTAGAAAATTTATAGAGGAAGAATTAATTAGAAGAGGATTTGGCATCGGTACTAATCAAGATGGTCAGCAACAGTTTAATATTAATCCAATATTATTTAAAGAAAATTTAGATAAGGCAGTAGACAAAATGAATTACAGACAAGATAATAAAAGTGATGTTGTTCCTGTTATTGGAGATGATGGCACTTTTGCAGGTTTCCAATCAGTTGACAGAACTGGTGGAGATTTTTATCAACAAACAAAACCAACAGAGAATTTAGGATCGTTATTAAGTGATGATGGATCAAGAAATCAAAAAAATTATGAAGCAGCATTAAGAGAGAATGTAAGAAGAACTGTTTTAGCTCCAGAGCAAACAATTTCTTATAGAGATCCTGATACTAATAAAACCTACACAGCTACAGCTCCAAGAAGTAATTATAGTTCTGTACTTGGTGGATTTACAGGTGGTAGATGACACCAGATCAAGAAAGACAACGAACTGAATTAGCAAAAAGTATTTTAGAAAATCCTGTATTTCAGGATGCAATAAAACAAATAAAACAAGAATTATATGGTGAGTTTCTTAATTCACCTGCACGAGATTCCGAAGGTAGAGAAAAAATTTATCTCATGGGTAAAATGTTTGATCTACTTTTAGTGAACATCAAGTCTGTGATGGAAACAGGCAAACTAAACAAAAAACAATAGGAGTTTTTATGGCAGATAATCCGCAAACGGAATCTGTATCAAAACCAACCACAACGATACAGGAAACACAACAGGCATTCGCCAATCTTATCAATACTGCAAGAAGCGAACAGCCAACACCAGAAGTAAAAAAAACTGAACAAGTCAACCTGGAAGCAGACAATGAGTTGACAGTAGATGATATTTCTGAAGAAGATTTAGTTGATAACGAAGAAACCACTACGGAAAACGAACAAGAACTATTTGATATTACTGTAAATGGTAAAGTACAAAAAGTTAGCTTGAATGAGTTGAAGGAAGGTTACTCTAAAGGATCGGACTATACCAGAAAGACGATGGAACTTGGTGAACAACGAAGATCAATAGATACAGAGTTGGAAACTATTTCCAAAGACAAAGAAGCAGTAAAAAAAATGCGTGATGATTACGCACAAAAGCTTCAGGTAGTGGAGCAGAATTTACAAACAGACGACAATATTGATTGGGTGAAACTTGCACAAGATGATCCAACAGACTATGCTATCAAGAAAGCTGAATATGATCGCAAAAAAGAATTGCAACAAAATATTCAAGCTGAAAGACAAAAGTTAGTCCAGGAACAACGTAAAGAGCAAGAATTAATTTATCAAAACCATATTCGAAATGAACGAGGTAAGCTGATTGAGTCAATGCCTGTATTTGCAGATGAACAAAAAGCTCCAAAGATCATGGAAGAAATTGGAAAATTTGCATTAAAACAAGGTTACACAGAGAAAGAGATTAACATGATTGTTGATCATCGTGCTGTAAAAACTTTGTATGATGCTTTTAAATACAATCAACTTTTAGAAAAAAAAGGATTGAGAGATAAAAAAGTAAAACCATCTAATCGTGTTGTATCATCTGAAGGTAAAAACGAAACCAAGTCTACCGATAAAGTTTTGCGTGTAAATGATCGCATGAAACAATTAAAAAAATCAGGTAACATTAAAGATGCACAAAAGGTGTTGTCTGCAATGTTATCTAATAATTAATCGGAGGTTACGATGGCTCAACCGAGCAACACATTTGACACCT